ATTTTCTTGGCTTTGCCGCCTGGACTATGCATTCTCGAAACATAAATGGAGTGTCAACTGGAACTAACGTATTTTCACCAGATTGGGATATTATTGCAAAGAAGTTGTTGTCGAAAGGAAAAGAGTTTGTTGCCGGAGATTTTACTAACTTCGATGGCACATTGAATCAGCAAATTTTATGGGTTCTTTTCGATCTCATTGACTCTTATTATAGAGAGTTTGAAACTGAAGAACAATTTGAAAGAAACCACAAAATCAGGTATGTATTATGGATGCATATTGCCCAAGCATGTCATGTGTGTGTAAATGTTGTATATAATGTAACCCATTGTCAACCTTCGGGTTGCCCTTTGACTGCAATTTTGAATTCATGGTACTTTTTGTTGTTGTGTCGAATTGTGTTTCTCCTCTGCGCAATGAAATTTGAAGAAGATCAAATGTTGCGCAAGGGTCAATACGCAAATATGGAATTGTATAATCGTTGTGTAGCAGAAGTTTCATATGGAGATGATAATATAGTGGCTGTTCACTCTTCAATAGCTGATTGGTTTAACCAACAGACAATGACAGATGCATTTTTGGTGTGTGGCCATACATACACTGATGAAGCGAAGAGTGGTATTCAATATATTACTCGAAATTTGGATGAAATAGCCTATTTGAAACGTAGGTTTATTTTTGATGATGTGGCATATAGATATATAGCCCCACTCGATTTGAATGTTGTGCTCGAGATTCCTCAGTGGACCAAGAAAAGCTCTCTGTCAGATTCCATTCTCCATGGCAATATCGATATTGCAATGCGAGAATTGAGCCTGCATGGAAAGGAAACATTTGAGAAGTACAAGAACATAATTCGAAAAGAGTGTTTGAAAATGAATGTTAATTATCCATTTAGAACTTTTGATAAATATAAATGTGATGTGTTAGAAATAGATAATTGGCAGTTGAACGAAAGTGAGCAACCTTGGTTGCTACACTGCGTTTCAGCTGATTTTGCATTGCGGAAGGGTTTTGCTGCTGAATTACTTCAGAAACGACCAGAAGCAATGGCGTTCGTGCAAAAAATGAGAAAGCGACCTCACCGAATTGGATATGTCGCTGTTGATAATACTGCACGAGTGATACATCTAGTAACTAAATTAAAAGCAACTGATAAACCAAGTTCGAATTATGGGTTTATGAGTGCTTTGAGGAGCTTAAATAAGTTCCATTTTGGAGGTGTCATTGAGTGTCCCATGATAGGCTGTGGCCTTGATGGGAAAATCAATGGGATGGGTCTTTGGACGCAAGACCAATTGCAAGATGTAATAAATGCAACGTGTCCAAATTTAGTTATTAAGGTTCAAGGTCCTGGTGTGATCTTCTAACG